AATAACCGACATAACTTAAAGTAAAAAAATTATGAGAATAGATAGCGCTACCGGGATAAACTCAGCCTTAACAGGTTCATTTTCCGGATCATTCAAAGGGACTGGTGACTTTACTGGTCTAACAGCCGATTCAGTAGCATATGCTAATGTAACAGGTAAACCAACATTAGTATCAGGATCAGCACAAATAGATCATGATGCTACAACAAACTTTTTAGCTGATGAACACTATACACAGGGTAACATTACCACTGTTGGTACAGTAACATCAGGTGATGTATCAGCAATATTACCATCAGGTATAGTATCCGGATCACAAGCAGACGCAAGAACACAACTAGGAGTAGATGTATCAGGAACAGATAACTCAACCGATGTAACAATAGCAGCAGGTAGAGATTATGTAACAATATCAGGTCAAGAACTTACACTTGGAGAAGTTGACATTTCAGATGATACTAATTTATCTGTAGCATCAGCAGGATCAACACAAGGTGATGTTAACTTGACTTTAACAGGGGATCAATTATCAGCAGCATCTGTCGGTTTAGGAACTGGTAATAGTCCAACATTTGTAGGTTTAACACTTACAGGTGATTTAGAAGTACAGGGTACTACTACAACTGTTGATTCAACAACAGTAGAATTTGCAGATAACATTATAGCTCTTAACGGTACAGGCGCAGCTAACGGAGGTATTGAAGTAAATGACGGACCAGCATCTGGTTCTATGTTGTGGGACGGTACTAACAACTATTGGATTGCAGGAGCAAAAGGATCTGAAAACGAAATTTTAACAGTAGGTAATGTAGATGCAGATATTAAAACTCTTTCATTACCAGCTTCAACTACTATTTCATCATTTGGTGCAAGTTTAGTAGATGATGCAGATGCAACAGCAGCAAGAACAACATTAGGTGTTGATGCATCAGGAACTGATAACTCAACCGATGTAACATTAACTGGTACTCCAGACTACTTAACAATATCAGGTCAGGAAATTACTTTAGGTACAATAGATATTTCTGACGATACTAACTTAGCAGCAGGAACTGGTGTAACTCTTACAGGTGATACTTTATCAATTGGTCAAGCAGTAGGTACTTCTGACGATGTACAATTTGACAGCCTTGGTGTAGGAACAGCAGCATCTGGTACAACAGGTGAGATTAGAGCAACTGGAGATATTACAGCATACTATTCTTCTGATGAAAGATTAAAGGAAAACTTTAACACTTTAGATGGTGCTTTAGATAAGGTAATGGAAATGAACGGATATACATTCGACTGGAAAGAAGGTATAGAAGATATAGTTTCTCACACAGGACATGATATAGGAGTTAAAGCACAAGAAGTACAAGCAATGTATCCAGAATTAGTTCACGAAAGAGACAATGGATATTTAGCTGTAGATTATATCAAATTAACAGCAGTATTATTACAAGCTGTAAAAGAACTTAACGCTAAAGTAGACAAGTTAAGTTAAAAAATTAATTAATGGGAATTAGGTTACAGGTAGATTTGGAAACAAATCGAGGTCCGACTAATGAATTATACATTAGGATTGACTTTTTCAAAATTAACCGTACGGTAGGTACAATTACATTTACTACTACTTTATGGTTAAATAAAGAACTAGCAGACAACTCGTTAAAAAAGTTAGCTAGTGATGAAATAAAGCCTTCAATAGGTGCAATCAATCCAAAAGTAATTTACTATGAGGACATAGACTCAGAAGGAGTAAATGCAACATTTGAGGAACTTTATACAGTTCCAATGATTAATGAAAAGGAGATAGAAGAAGACATTTACGAAATAAAAAAAGTCACAAAAGAAGTTCCCTACACCAGTTTTGACGAAGAAGGAGAAGAAATTACTCTTTACAAAAGAGTAGAAGCAGAAGAAGAAGTTAAGACAGGTACTAAAATTAACAAAGTTGAAATTGTAGATTATTCAATTTTAGATAATTTAGAAGAATTTTGTTATAATCACGTAGTAAAAGTACTAAGTGAAGTTTTACCAAAAGATAAAATAGAAAAACTATACTAACATGGCAGTATATACTTACGGAACAACAAACATTTCATTCAGCACATTCGATACATGGGCTAATAACATAGGATCAGATTCTAACGTTACTATGAACAATGCATTAGCAGATGCGGTACCGTCAAACAGTAACCCAACATCAGCTAGTGAGATTAGAAACAATAACTGGTTTTACGGTCAGTTACAAGTTTCAGCTAATGGTTTTGTAGATGTAAGTGCAACTGGATATTCTGTTGCAGATGCAACTGGAACTACAACCTTAAAGAATGTTAATCTTGATGAAAGTAACCTAACATTAACTGCCGATGAAGTAGCATCGTATCCTGATACTTTTGTAAGATGGAGAAGAGGAAGTTCTGGCGGAGCAGAAATTCAAACTGCTAATGCTTTAACTCTAACATCAGCTAACGAAACTTCAACTACTTTATTCTACGCAGAATTTACCTAATAGTTAACTAAAAGGTTTTGAATACATACTGGGTATACGAAAATATAAAAGAAGATAATTCTTTCTATAATAAACTTGACATCTTATTACTACTATGTTCAGGTTTTTTGTGGAAAAAACACCATCCTAATTTTACCACTCATTTAACGGCGGATAAATTAACATTAAACTATTTGCAAAAATTTAATGGTTTATCTATTTTTGATAAAATAGATGAAATACCTAAAAATAGCTTTGTTAATAAATCAGTATTCTGGGCTTCTTCTAAAGTAGAAAAACTTAGATATGTAGAAGATCCATCTATTATAATGGATCATGATTTTCTTGTATTTCAAAACTTAGAAAAATACTTAAAAGATAAACCCTTTTTCTGTCATGAGGAAAACGGTACAGGTTATTATGATACTGCATGGAATCCATTTATACAGAGTATTAATGATTTAATATCAAGACCTAAACCACATGCTATAAATTGCTGTTTTATTTACTTACCAGATCATAGATTTGCAAACGCTTACTCTAAAACAAGTATAGAACTAATGGAAAGGTTTACAAAGTTAAATGCACCTAATTCTAGGTTTCTTGTTTTTGCAGAACAACTGGTATTAAAGCATTTACTTGATTATCATAATATAGAATATGATACTTTATTAAATGAAAAATGGAATGCAAAAGGTAAGTTTTTCGAACCAAGTGATAGAGGTTATATGACATTTGATGATAGTCAAACCATATACAGACATTACTGGATGGATAAACCTCTAATTAGAGAATCAAAAGAAGGTTTTGATTTTTCACAAGAAACTACTATATTATCTAATATACTTAAAAAATCAAAAGTTGATTTAAAAAGACTAAACGATGTTAGTAAATAGAGAATACATAAGAAAGTTCTTAACCAATAATGATACAAAACCAGTATCTTATAGATGGACACACGGTGCTACTGACGAACATTTAGGTGATGGATTACTTATTTACTCTATTATACAGTTTATAAGAGCTAAAGTATGTGTATGTCTTGGATCAGGAGGCGGATTTATACCACGTATTATGACCCAAGCCAGAGTAGATTTATACGATACAGGTATATTTGAAGGAGATAGAGATTATAATTGGGGGGATATAGGAGTAACTTTTGTAGTAGATGCAGCTAATGAGATAGGAGGAAATGTAGATTGGTTAAAAGAAGATAGTTTTTTTAGAAAAACTTTTCATCCTAGAATTATAAACGAAACAACAGAAAAAGCATATAAAAACTTTTTTGTAAAAGAAGATATAAAAATAGATTATCTACATATAGATGCCGGCCATACGTATAAAGATGTAAAAAGAGATTTCAATCAATATTCTAAATTACTATCTAAAAATGGAATTATATCAATACATGATACGGATAAGAATTATGAAGATAACTACATAGTATCTAAAGACCTTAAAGACTATCATAAATTCACAGAAGGACCTTCTAAATTTATAGAAGAAATATCAAATGAATGGCAAAGATTTGACTTTTTTAACGAAGGTATATTAGATACAAAACCAAGTTCAACAGGATTAACAATATTAAGACATGCCTAATTTAGTTACAGTAGTAGGAGAGAATACACACATTCTTCCTCATATGTTAAAACACTACCAAGATAAGGTAGATAAAATACACGTTGCAGTTTACCGACAAGGTAAAAACGATGGAATACTCGAGGAGATAGAAGAACTCGGTATTGAACCCTTTATGGTATTTACAGAAGATAAATATAACTGGAACAAAGTCACTGAAATATATAACATAGTTAAAAACACCAAACCAAACGATTGGTGGATAGTAGCAGACGATGACGAACTACAAGTATACCCAGACGACATCGACTATATTATTAAACAATGTGAGAGATATGGATATGACTTTGTTACCGGTGGGTTCTTAGATCGTCTAGGTAAAGATGGTACTTTTCCAAAAGTTGAGAGAGACACGGATATTCACAAAGAATTTCCTTTAGCTGGTTTCTTTAGGTACCCAATGTCTGGTGCTTGTCCTAACAAAGTCACTTTAATGAAAGGACACCAATGGGTTACTCCCGGACAGCATTATGCTGATTTTCAAGACAGTACCAATAGCTGGGGTAAAGAACATCCCAAAAGAATGCCCATAGAAGATTGCTTTGTACAAGTTCACCATTTTAAGTGGGATGAAACCTGTGTTGAAAGAATTAAAAAAGTAGCAGATAATAAACAAGAGTATTCTTTTTCAGATGAATATACGGTTATGTATAATGCTATAAAGGATTCTAATTGGAAAATAGATATAAAGAATCCTGAATATTTAGTTGAAGAACTAAAAGAATTTTCGTATATTAATTATGAGGACTATACCAATTGGTCATCACTAACAAATAAAATAGTTTTAATATGAGTAAAAATATAAATTTAGATGAAAGACAAGTTAAAGCACTAGAATCTATAGCTAATTCTTTAGATGCATTAAGTTTATGGTTTGAAGAAATAGACAAAGACGAATGGGGCGATAGAATACAATTCTATTTATCTGAATACATGAAAGTTGCAAAAGGTGAAGATACTGAGTAATGCACAAACTTGGTGTTATTGTACCTTATAGAAATAGAGAAAAACAGCTTAAACTTTTTTTAAAAGAAATAAAAGATTATCTTGATAAAAGTTTAGAGTATGAATACTGTATTATTGTAGTAGATCAAATAGATAAGAAAAAATTTAATAGAGGTAAATTATTAAATATAGGGTTTTTAGAAGCTATAAAAAGAGGTTGTGATTATGTAGTTTTTCATGATGTAGATATGCTACCTGTAGAATGCGATTACACATATAGCGATAAACCTTTACAACTTGCTAACCATTTTATAAGCGATGGAGATTTCAACAGATCTATACAACGTAATTATTTTGGAGGAGTAACATTATTTTCTGTAAAAGATTTTCAATTGATAAATGGATATTCTAATAGGTATAAAGGATGGGGATTTGAAGATGACGATCTTCTATTAAGATGTAGAGAATTAAATCTAAACCTAGAAAACGAAAGCTATAGAACAGTTAACATAGATAAAAGAGCAATGTACTTTTCTGGTAAAAAATCTTTTATAAAGATAGAGAACAAGTATAGAACTGTTAGACCGTATTCCTACTTAGTAACATTTTTCCCAGATGTTATAGATTGTGACCCTAGTGAAATAACAGATGAATTTGCTATATTTGGTATACCAGGACATGATCTTAACCTCTCGTTTAACTCTTTCAGTAGGTACAAATTTGAACTTTTTTTAAAAGATAATACCCCAGTTTCTATTACATCTGATTTTATACCTAATCTACCGTTACAGGTTTCTATTAACATTAACCCTAAGTTGAATAGAGCGCAGTACTTTATAAACGGAAAAGAAGTAGGAACAAAATACTGGGGTAATAGAGCATTAAGGTTATATGAAGAAGAACCATACTTATATCTTGGAGTTGCAGATCCTACTAGAAATAAAAAACAAAAATACTTTAAAGGATACATAAGTAATTTTGGTATTATAAACGGTGAACTTTCCTTAGAGGAAATCAGAAAGTTATTTATGAGTGATCCAAATAAACCATTAAACGAAACAAATGATTTTATCAAAGACAGATGGTATGCATATTTTGATAGTATCAATTTTTCTAAATTAAAAAATAAATTAATAGATACTTCCGGTGGATGTAATGATGGCGAAATACATAATGTTAGCACTAAATATTTAACAACATCAAAGGTATCTAGATTAAAATTTCCTTATCGTAGGAAGGGAGTATACAAACTATTAAAACATAGTGAAGGCGGTTATGTAGACGGTTACTGGAAAGATTGGAGTAGTAGAGAGAACCAATTAAGATACTATAGACTTACAAACTCAGGGTCTAGTAATTACAGTAAAGATGGTCTTTCTACATGTAAGTATAGGAGTAATATAAAGATACAAGAAGATAATTATATAAAAATAGATGCTTTAACATAATGAAACATAAATTAGGAGTTTGCGTTCCATACAGAAATAGAGAAATGCATATGCATGAGTTTATACCAAAGGTTGGTAAATATCTTAAGAACCAAGGTATAGATTTTCAAATTTACATAGTTCATCAAGTAGATGATAAATTATTCAACAGAGGTGCTACTAAAAATATAGGAGCTAAACATGCTTTTGAAGATGGTTGTGATTATGTAGTATGGCATGATATAGATATGATACCAGAAGAAGGTGGAGGTTGTGATTATTCATACCCTGCTGAAGCACCTAGACACATAGCTACTAAGATACAACAAATGGATTATCAATTAAAGTATCACGAATACTTTGGTGGTGCTGTACTGTTCACTAAAGAACAAGTTGAAGCTACTAACGGTTATTCAAACGATTATTGGGATTGGGGTATGGAAGATGATGATTTATTTTGGAGATGTCATTTAGAAGGTATGACAAACGATAGCTACTTACCAGTAGAGCTTAATAATCAAAAGTATTTGTCTTTCAACGGACAAGATTCGTATGCTAAGATACCATTTACTCAAGATTATAAAAGACTAACCCAAAGATCACACACCATATCAGCTCTTGTTAGATGTTACCAACAACCAGATAAAAATAAAGTGTTCTTAATCGGAGATGAGGAGAGAAAATACGTTGAGTATCCAATACTAAGACTTCCAGGTTATGATTATGGTCTTTCTTTTAATAATTCTAGAGCCTTATCTTTTACTTTTTGGAATAGTTTTAATAAACATAATTACATGTGGTTAAAAAGATATGATAAACAATGGAGTTGGGTAACTGCAGTATTAGATGAAAAAACTCATTTAGCTCATTTATATTTAAATGGTACAGAGATTGATTCTAAAGTAGGATTAGGAAGTCCTTCACCTTTAAGATTTGACGGAAAGTTAAAAAGTTATGGTTCAAATGATTATTACCTAGGTATGTCACCATCAGAATCTGAAGAAAGTTCGTATAAGTTTTTTAAGGGCGATATTGCTAAAGTACAATTGTGGAACAGGGCTCTTTCCTCGGAAGAAGTAGCTTCACTTCATCAAAATACTCCCAGTGATGGATTAACTATTGATATTGATATAAATAGAGATACTAATAATCTACAAGTATTTAATGCTGATATAAAAGAAGACAATATTATAATACCAAATTCTATTATACCTCATAGAATAGAAGGAAGAATGAGATGTCTACCACACCCCGATGAAGGTATAGTAGGAGGAAAATTTGTTAAAGGTGAGACAACAGCTAGAAACGAAAGAAGATATGTACTTGAGATGCAAAAAGGCAGTTGGGATTATAAAGGAGATGGTATTAAGCAGTTAAAGTATGAATTAGTAAAAGAAACTAAACTAACACCCTGGGCGAAGATGTTAGATATAAAATTATAATGGACTATAGTAACATAAAAAGTAAATTAGACGGAGTAGGATGTGGGTTTTGTTTAGCAAAATGGAGTCAAGTAACAATACATCTAGATAAAGGATTAACTCATTCCTGTCACCACCCATCTCCACATAAGATTCCTTTAAGAGAGTTAAAAAATAACCCATCTGCTCTACATAATACCAGGTATAAGAAAAAGAAAAGAAGAGAGATGCTTAATGGTAAAAGACCAAGAGAATGTGATTTCTGTTGGAATGTTGAAGATAATTCTAATTCTTTCTCTGATAGAATTTTAAAATCAGCAGAACCTTGGGCATGGGATCAATTTGAAAAAATTAAATCATCTAACTGGAATAAAAACTATAATCCAAGATATGTTGAAGTTTCATTTTCTAATGCATGTAATTTTGCTTGTGCTTACTGTGGTCCTCAATATTCCTCTAAATGGGTAGAAGAAATAGAAAAGTATGGAGGTTATCCTACCGAACATAGTTTTAATTCTATAGACCAAATAAAAGCAAGAGATCAAATGCCTTATAAGCAATCAGAACATAATCCATATGTAGAAGCATTTTGGAAATGGTGGCCTGATCTATACCCAGATTTACATACATTTAGAATGACCGGTGGAGAACCTTTAATGTCTAAAGATGTATGGAAAGTATTAGAATATATAAGAGATAACCCTGATATAAACCCTAACTTATCTCTTTCAATAAACACTAACTTAGGAGTACCAGATAAATTAATTGATAAACTACTGGACATAGCAGAGGACTTAACTCAAAATAATAAAGTTAGAGAATTAATTATTTTTACCTCATGTGAAGCTACTGGTAGACAGGCTGAATATAGTAGATTTGGTTTAGATTATAATAAATTTTGGTTTAATATAGAAAAGATTTTAAAAAGACTTCCAAAAGTAACAGTAAATATTATGGCTGCTTTTAATGCACTCTCAGTCTTTACTTATTCAGACTTAATAGATAAGGTTTATGAATTTAAAAAGAAGTACCACAATGATCAAAGATATTGGGTTGAGAGCTTACAGTTAGATACCTCGTATCTTAGGTGGCCTACACATTTATCTGTAAAGATATTAGAGCCACAACACAAGAAACTTATATTAGAAGCAGCAAAAAAAGCATTATACTACGGTATGAAAGATACTCCAATGACCACACATGGATTTTCAGACATTCAGATACAAAAAATAAAAAGAACTTATGACTATGCTATAGGTGATAGTGATTTTGATGTAGAAAAATATAGAAAAGATTTTGTTAAATTTGTAACTGAATATGATAGAAGAAGAAATACTAATTTTGTAGAAGTATTCCCAGAATTAAAAGAAATGTATGTTAAGTATAAGAAATAAAGAACCTTGGGCATTTTGGCCAACTAGAGTTAGTCCATCTTTTTTTAAGTTTGCAGGTAATAAAGCAATTAGCGGTAAATACAACTTTAAATTCGAATTAGATTTTACTATTCGTAAAACATATGAAGATAAAAGTACCATTTTCTCAATCTTACCTATATATACTTCTCTAAATTATTACAATGAACATATGAGTAATATTGATGTTCATACAGAGGATGGAATGGCTTGGAGTGAAATAAAGGATACGATATTTATAAATAAGAGACATAAAGTTACTATCGAAAACATAGTAGGTAGTAATTTTATAGCTTATATAGATGGAAAGGAAGTGATAAAAGCAAAGAATTTTAGTCATGTTGATGATCCGCAGTTACTATTTGGAGCAGGGAACTTTCCATGGCATAATGAAAATCATCATTACTGTGATTTAGATTTACATGAATTTAAAATGTATCATGATAATAATCTTATATCACATCATTTATTTGAGAAGTTTATATATGAAAAATCTTTTGACTTAACAGATAATTGTAATTTAATACATAAAGTATAATGGGAGTTTTTAGTAAAAAACCAAATGAATCATTTCAAGAGTATAGAGACAGAGCAATAAATAGCTTATCACCTTCGTTTTGTGGAGCAAAATGGTATAATGCTACAATATGGTTAGGTAATGGTCAAACAACTTCATGTCATCACCCTCCTGCACACAAGATACCTTTAGAGGAATTAAAGTTTAGTTATAAAGCACTACATAATACAAAATACAAGAAGGCTGTACGTAAGCAGATGATGGAAGGTATTAGACCTAAAGAGTGTGAGTACTGTTGGAAGATAGAAGACTTAGGTAAAGATAAAGTATCCGATAGAGTTTATAAATCAGTGATATATACTGATGAAGAACTAAAAGAAGCTAAAGAGACAATGGGTTACACTGAGGATGTGGATCTTAAAACATTGGAGATAGCATTTGACCCTAACTGTAATTTTGCTTGTTCCTACTGTAACTCTTCATTCAGTACTACTTGGCAAAAAGACATTAAAGTTAACGGACCTTATCAAAATTTAGTATCAGACGGAGCCTCAGCATTCCAACATGATGGTGCACATGCTATGCCCTACGGTAGAAAAAATGAAGGTAATCCTTACATAGAAGCATTTTGGAAATGGTGGGAAGCAGAATTACAATACAGTTTAAGAGAGTTAAGAGTAACAGGAGGAGAACCTTCTATGTCTCCAGACTTTTGGAAGCTTATGGACTGGTGGAAAAAGAACCCAGATTGTAAAGTACCATTTGCAGTTAATTCTAACTTGGGTCAAAAGAAAGAATTATTAGATGCTCTTATTGAATCATCACATAGTTTTAAAGATTTTTCAATTTACACATCTAACGAAGCAGTCGGACTTCAAGCTGAGTATATAAGGTTTGGATTAGATTGGGACTTATGGTTAAAGAATATGTATAGGGTAAATGAGGAAGGTAATATGAAATCTGTTAATGTTATGATGACCATTAATAGCTTGTGTCTATTTTCTATAACTGAATTTATGGACGAGATGTTAAAATTAAAAGCTAAATTTGGTCATAGTGCAGCAGTTATGTCTTTTAATATTTTACGTTTTCCTTCCTTTCAATCTATAGTTACACTACCTAACCATATAAGATTAGAAAGAGCACAAGCTATGCAAGATTGGTTAGATAAAAATTGGAATGACGGTAAAAACGGGTTTATGGATATAGAACGAGATGGTCTTTTAAGACTTATAGAATATACTAAATCTGTAGAAACAGGACATGAATTTACATCTTCTCTAGAAACTAGAGTTAGAGACTTTAGATCTTTTTATTCGCAATACGACAAAAGAAGAGGTAAAGATTTTCACGCAGCATTTCCCATGTTAACTGACTGGTTTAACGGTATACCAAAGACAGAAATTAAACAATTAACAGGTGTTATAAATGGAGACGATGCTAAATCTAATAAATATGTTAAAGGAGTCTTAGAACAAGCTGAAAAAGAAGGATGGATACTTAAACCTCAATGGGCTAACCCAGGAGCACAAGATTATATAGAACCAGATGACCAGCAGCAAGATGATATGATCGATTTAATTAAAAATTTAGATACTAAAAATCAGCAATAATAACAGGAGTACATGAGTATAAAAAAACCATCTGAAGGTAATAAAACGTTCTGTATGGCTCCATGGTCCCATACCTACTTATCACCACAAAGTGAGAGAAGAATGTGCTGTGCCTCTAGAGAAAAAGCAGAATGGGCTACACAGTATCTAGATGCAGATAAAGCTGAAAAAGATTCTTCTTATAACCCAGGTACTTTAAAAGATCATTGGAACTCAGAATACATGAAAGGTATTCGAAGAGATCTTATGGCAGGTAAAGAAATACCACAGTGTCAAGTATGTAACAACAAGTTACTTAACGTCTCTATCTATAGAGATTATTTTAATAAGACACTATTTCCAAATAAAATAGATGAAGCGTTTGAGAAGACTAGAGACGATGGTTATACTGAAATGAAACCTATATCATTTGATTATAGAATAAAAAATCTTTGTAACTTTAAATGTAGAATGTGTGGTGATCAATTATCATCATCATGGGAGGCAGAAAGAAGAGCGATGGGTGATTACGATCAAGAAGAAAACACAGACTTTTGGGCACAAAAAAAGAATAAACCAGCTATAGAGACCTTCCAAAGAGAAGTAGCAGAAAAAGAATTATGGGAAGCGGTAAAAAATGGCACTATAGAAGAAATATACTGGGTAGGAGGAGAGCCTTTAATGTGGGAAATACATTGGGAGATTATGCAATATCTTATCGACCATGATCTTGCTAAAAACGTATGGATAAGGTATAATACTAATTTCTCTAGGACTACTTATAAACATTGGGACTTGAGAAATATGTTACCTCATTTCAAAATGGTACAAATATGTGCTTCTATAGACGGAACAGGTGATATAGTTGAATACGTGAGACACGGTATTAAATGGGATCAATGGATAAGTAACTTTAAAGATTTTATGTTTTTAAAAGAACAGTATGGTGAGTACGGTATAGCTTTTGATCTTACAATTACTACACCTGGTTTATTTAGTTTAAAAGATTTGTTTGATTTATCTGTCGAATTAGATGTAAATACTTTAATTAAGACTACATTTGCTTTTGATAGCAGTATAATTATGTGCCCACAGGTTTTACCTAGAGATTTGTACAATGAAGTAATAGATGATATAATTGATTACATCAAACCTACCGTAGAACAAAAACCTAAATATCAATATTGGGTTACTTGTCTAGAGGACTTAAAAAATAGAGAAGTGTTCTCTGAAAAATATGAGGATTGGAAAGAAGGATTAGAGAAAGGTAAATTTAATCTAAAAAGAGTTGATAAATGGCGTAATAATGAAGAACTATTGAACAGAATATTTCTTAAATATAATAAAAAAGTGTACGACTGGTGGAACAAAAAGTAAAGACATCTAAATCATTTTGTGTACTACCTTGGATACATTTAGCAACTCATCCAATTGGTACAGTTACTCCCTGTTGTGTGACTGAAATGAAAAACGGAGCATCAACTGCAGTTAAAAAAGGAACAGATAATATAGGTTTATTTTTATCAAAAGATAGTCTAGAAGATATAGCTAATTCTGAACGTTTTAATCATGTACGTAAACAAATGATGGACGGAGAATACCCAGAAGTATGTAAAAACTGTTACCTAACAGAAAAAGACGGCTCTGAATCTAAAAGGACTAGGGATACAAAAAGGTTTGAAAAATATATAGAGGAATGTTTTAAAAATACTAACCCAGATGGTAGTTTAAAGAATGTTGAATATAATTATGTTGAATTAAGATTAGGTACTGTTTGTAATTTAAAATGTACTACCTGTAATCCTTTTTCTTCTAATAGATGGCACCAGGATATACATGCCTTTGCTAACACTGAGTTTGAAGCACTTTACTATAGAAACGACATTAAAACAGAATGGTATAGAGATTTTGATTTTTATGATGAACTATACAGTAGATGTAGTAATTTACAAGAGATATGGATAAATGGTGGAGAGCCTACGATGATAAAAGAACATGGATATTTTTTAGAAAAATTTATAAAGGATGGAACTAGTAAAAATATAGACTTACACTACAGTCTCAACTGTACTCAATTTCCTGATAAGTTTATAGAGATATGGAAAAATTTTAGAAATATTAGAATACATTTATCTATAGATGACTTAGAGAAGAGAAACTACTACGTAAGATTCCCATCAGACTGGGATCAAATTATGACATCTTTTAATAAAATTTTAAAGTATAGAGATGTTTTTAATCTAGAGGTATGTCAAACAATCAGTGCTTTAAATGTATTTAATATAGATAATTTTAAAAAATTTACTGTAGACAATGAACTACATGTAGCTCACAATTATGTTCATTATCCAAATCACTTACAGGTAAATCTTATACCTGATAATATGAAAAAAGAAATTTTAGATAATATTAAATTTCTTACAAAAAAAGAAACTAATACACTATTAGGAGAATTAAATAGGCCGTTAGAGAATCAAGATAGTGCGAGATTCTACAGGTTTATTAATATGTTAGATAAACACCGTAAAGTTAAGATAGGGAATTATTTACCAGAATGGAAACAATATTTTTAATATGAAATATGCATGTCCTTTACCGTGGGTTGGTTTTTCTAATGATCCTGATGGGTCAGTAAGACCATGCTGTATATATAAAGAAAATATTAAAGATGAAAACGATAATATTCTCTATATACAAAACACTCCTGTAAAAGATATTTTCCATGGTGATTACATGAAAAAGCTTAGAGAAGAATTTAAAAGGGGAGAAAAGCCTTCTGGATGCTCTACTTGCTGGACTGACGAAGAAAACGGCTATACAAGTAAAAGACTTAAATATATAGATATCCATAAGAATATTCTAGATTTTGATCACCTACCAGAGTATCCTTTAGACTATCAACTAATTTTAACCAATGCCTGTAATCTAAAATGCAGATCCTGTAGCTCTTCCCATAGTACTAGTTGGTTAACAGAGGTTAATAAAATGACCGAAGAAGATAAAAAAGAACTACATCAGAGAGATTATAAAATGCCTTATGGCCAATCTGGTAATCAAGAGAGCGTATTTTTAAAAGATATAGATACTTGGGGTGCTAATGTTAAAAGAATGGAAGTTGTAGGAGGCGAACCATTTTACACTAATGTTTGGGAGAAAGTATGGGATAAACTTATAGAAAAAGGTTATTCCAAAAATATAGATTTAACTATGTCTACAAACGGTACTTTCTTTAAAGAAAAATTATTACATAGGCTGGCTAAAAATTTTAAAACTGTCGGTATAGCATTAAGTATTGACGGAATTGGAGATATGTTTGAATATCTGAGAAAAAATGGAAACTGGAGCGAAGTAAAAGATAATCTTAAAAATTTCTATTCTTTCTATACAAATTCAAAATACAGTAACCTGTACTTTCAGTATACATTTACTATATCGTGGATAAATGCAGTAACTTTACCAGAAATGACTACATGGGTCAGAAAAAATACTCCTAAATTTAAAATTTGGTATAATTTAGTTCATGCACCTAATTTTATGAGCTTATGGAATACCCCATTAGGACTTAAAAAAGAAATTACCGAAAAACTTTCTACCTACGATTGGCAAAATAATAAAAAGGATATAGAGGCATTAATAAAATTTATGAATAGTAGGAATATAGAGGATAAAATGTTCGAAAAGACTATTAATAAGCTTCTGCTTTTAGATCAATATAGGAATGATAACAGTTTAGAGCTTTTAAAAAAGTATTATTTGAATATAGACAGTATTTAATGGATTTAAAAAACTACATATGCACAAACCCATTTAACTATACAGAACTTACTGTAAATAGTCAACATATGTGTTGTAATGAGTGGATGTCATTAGATATAAAGACTAAAGGTGATTTAAATGATAACTGGAATAGTGATAAAGCAAACTCTGCTAGACAGTCAATGTTAGACGGCTCTTTTAAATATTGCTCAACAGATAAATGCCCACATTTAAACAATGTAGTTCATAATGATAGACCATCCGGACCAGTAAAATTTAAAACTAATAAACTAGTACAAGAACTTACTAAACAAAAGTTACCTAATTCAATGAAAGTTGTGTTTGATAGTGCATGCAATTTAGCATGTCCGTCATGTAGAACTAATTTTATCAGAAACGAAGACTATATAACTAATAAATCCAGACATATTTTAGCAGATGTCGAAAAATCATACGGCAACTCATTAGAGTTTATATCAATGTCTGGTTATGGTGATCCGTTTTATAGTGAAGCACTGTTTGAATGGTTAGTTAATTTTGATAGTACAAAATATCCTAAAATGGATAAAATACATATACATACAAACGGTATGTTGTGGAATGAATATAATTGGAATAAAATTAAATTAGCTCAACCCTATATAAAATCAGCAGAAATTTCTATTGATGCAGCAAATGCTGAAACTTATCATAAAGTTAGAAAAGGAGGTAAGTGGGATCTTTTGATGAAAAATCTTAAATTTATAAATACATTAACACAAGTACACAGCATAATTCTATCATTTGTTATTCAAAAGGATAACTACAAGGAAATAGTTTCTTTTTATAGATTAATGAAAGACATATTTAAAAATCAAAAAAATATTATAATTCAGTACTATAAAATATTAAACTGGGGTGTATTATCAGAAGAAGAATTTAAGGATAAGGCAATTTGGGATAAGAATCATCCTCATTTTAATGAATTAGTAGATCAAATTAAAATATTAGACTCATTTAACGATAATAAAGTAATTCATAGTTTACATGGCATTTGATAAAAAAATATTAAAAGAATCTAAAACTTTTTGTTTAGCACCCTGGCTATCAATACATACCTGGCCTGATGGCAATACTTTTCCTTGTTGTATCTGGGACTCAGGACAGCCTGTAGGTAATATAAATGATCAAAGCCTGGAACAGATATGGAATAATGAAAAAATGAAACAAACCAGAACCGCAATGGTTAATGGGGAAAAAATTAGTGCCTGTGAAAGGTGTTACCATTTAGAAGAAACTGGAGATAGTTCCTATAGAAAAAGAATTAATAAAGACCACTGGAACAAATTACACTATATAGACAGTACAGATACTAACGGTACTTTAAATGTTATGAATTTACACCTATGGGATATTCGTATATCTAATTTCTGTAACTTTAAATGTAGAAGTTGCGGTTTAGGTTTAAGTTCATCTTGGTATCCTGATGCTATAGCATTAGGGCAAACTCCTAAAAAAGCTTTAATCAATATAAATGATAAAGCATCTTTTATGGATATTTTAGAACCTCATTACAAGTGTGTAGACGAAATATATTTTGCAGGAGGTGAACCTTTAATTATGCCAGAACATTATCAAATTCTGGATAGACTTATAGAGTTAGGAAGGACCGATGTAAATATAAGATACTCTACAAATTTTTCTAAACTGACTTTTAAAGGTAAACATATTTTTGACTATTGGAAACAATTTCCTAATCTAGAACTGTACATAAGTATTGACGGAGTAGGTAAGATTGGGGAATATGTAAGAAAAGGATATGATGATAAAATTTTTAACCAAAACGTTATTGATTATAAAAACTCAGGTATTAAACATACAGATTATGCTTATGCTATTACTTATGGTACTTTAAATTATTTACATTTATTTGATATGGTGTTAGACTTTATAGAAAGAGATTTTGTAGATAAAATACTAGATAAGGAAACAAGAACTTTTTATTTTAGTCCAATAAGTAGACCTTCCTATTATGATACAGTATTTCTACCTGACCAGTTTAAAGAGAAATTTAGAAAAAGGCTAGAAGGATTTGAACTTGAACTTAAAAAAACCGGTATTAGTGATCGTTTTATAAGGATTATAATAAGTAAATTAAACACCGTTTATAAAAGAAGCATAAGTAAAGATTTTAACTACAAAGAAATGTCTAAATGCAAAAATATTACAGATAAATTAGATAAAATTAGAAAAGAAAAATTTTTAGACGTATTTGGGTATGAAACCTCTGAATTTATCCAACCTAGTAATAAAAATATTATATAATGATTAGATTAGTTTATGATGAGTTAGGTATTGCTAATGCCCGTGCATGTGAAGGGGTATTCAATAATGATACTTTAGAAGGAGTATTTAATACTTTTCCTCAAAGTTGTGTAAGACAGACATTAAAATCAACCAGTAAACATATTAACAGCTATTATCCTGTATCGCCATCTACTGCAGAAATAGCTTTTGGGAAAACCGGTCCTGGATTTATAGAATTCATTAGCTCACTAGCTTTAACTCGGCTACAAGATCCTCAAGACCAATTAAAACTGTTAATTAATTTCCCATGGGAGGGATTTGATATAAAGTTTAAAGAATATCTTGTTATTGACTATATAAATTTATTAATTAGTAAATATAATATAAATGGTGACAAAATCTTTTTTTTATTTGGTGACGTAAATATAAAAAAAACTTTAGAATTAACCTCTACAAAATTTAAGATCCCTGATAGTAATATTTTAGGAGTAAATCTTTTTGAGGGAGTAGCTTTTGCTGATTTTAACAGTCTAAACTTTTTACCTTCTTTAGAAGTTAATTTAAACAGGAAAAAAAGATTTTTATGTAAAAACGGAGTAGCTCGTCCTTGTAGAATGTACCTTGCAGGAGCTTTTTATAATAAAAATCTTTTAGATAAATTTTATTTTTCTTGGCTAAACCATGCTAAATGGGATTATGATGAACATATAGAATATGCTTTTTCTAAATACAATTATGGAAAAATAAATAAAGAATTTCTAAACTCATTTTTAGAATTTATAAAAGATGAACCTTATATTCTAGATATAACCAGCGATGAAGCTACAGATAGAAAGAACCAGGTATATAACAGTAGTAGGCTATATAGAGATAGTTATGCTTCTCTTGTGACAGAGACTGTAGTAGATGATTACAACAAGGGTGTTTTATTTCTAAGTGAAAAAACATATAAGCCTATCTACAACTTACATCCTTTTCTAAACGTTGGCGGTCCTGGAATATTAAAATTATTAAAAGATGACGGTTATTCTACCTTTCCTGAATTATTTGATGAAAGTTATGATGAAATTAAAGATTGTAGTACCAGGATACAGAAAATTTTAACTGAAGTAGAAAAATTCTGTAAAATAGACAGTAAAGTTTTAGATGATATCTACTCTAGTAGTACATTTCAAGATAAACTAATACATAATTTTACTATCTTTAAAGATAGAAGAAGTAAAGAAGAGATAAAAAAGATTATGAAGTGGCTATGGGGTAAAGAAGATGACGCTTTAGTAGCTCTAATGAATTTTTAAATACATCCAACACAGTTTTAAAAATGACTAACTTAATTTACCATAGTTCTATATACAGAGATTTTAGTAAAGAAAATAGCATTATAAGTAGTTTAGAAAGTAAGTATTTTGATGATCTTATTGCTTCTTGCTCTTCCACAGATTTGTTTGTAAATTCAATATGGGGTGAAGTAGATAGTGATTTAATAGAACTTGTCAAACAAAAGCCACCCCGGGCTATCGTATATAGCGGTATGGATTGGGAAAATACTGTATGTAGGAAAGAATTCAACGATTATATAAATAGAAATATAAAAAATACAGTACATATAGGTAACAGTGACGGTAAAGGTTATTTTAGCTTTTGGTTATTTTTTATAGAAAAATATTTTGCATCCTATCCTATTGAGAAAGTTGAATTTAGTAATCCTAAAAACGTTTATATGTGTCTTAATAGAAAAAGACATTCACATAGAGTTACATTAGTAGATAGACTAAAAGAAGAAGGTTTACTCGAATATGGATTAGTGTCTCTCGGTGGGGACTCAGAAAAATATGTATCACAGTTAAACTTAAATGTGGATGTAAAAGAAGTAGATGGTAATAAAGCCACAGATTATAGACCAGGTGATATACCTAACGATATAAGTTCTATCGGAGATTTAACCAATTGGAACAGCACCCTTATCAATGTAGTTACAGAAACTACTACCCACACTCATACATTTATTAGTGAAAAAACTTGGAAGCCTATAGTAGGTCTAAGACCTTTCATGATAGTTGGTGATTATAAAATTTATTCTTACCTTAAGGAGTACGGTATAGATACCTTTGATGATATATTCGGAACAGGTTATGAACATCCTTGGGTACATAAAAGGATTGAATGGGTGATTAGTAACTTAAAAAAGTATTCTAATAGTAATTTAATAGATCTATATAAAGAGCTGTATCCTAGATTAGTTAAAAATAAATTACAACTACAGGAAATTTTTAAAATAAACAGTTCTAAGTATCAAAAAGTAATAGATTTTATAAAAAAAAATTAATTTAATGTACACTTCAAAGAGAACATTAGCAGTATTTGGTTGTAGTTTTACAGAATACGGCTACTGGCCGACCTGGTCAGATTGGCTAGCTAATAGTTACTCTAACTATATAAAACTTGCAATATCAGGAACAGGAATTAGAGCACAGTTTAATAGAATTGTTGAGTTTTTAAACAGTCAAAGCGATAATGAGCTACTAAACACAGATGTTGTGGTTCAATGGAGTGGGTTGAATAGGGTAGATTTTATGATTATGGGGGATAAAGACGTATACTCCGGAGGAGGAAATGTATTTAATAATCAATATATAGGTTCTGAGTTTTTAGAAAAATATTATTCTATATACCAACAAGTATATGAAGCGTTAAATTATATAGATACAGCAAAAAAACTACTTGAAGCAAAAAAAATCAGATATGCTATGACGTTTATGTTGGACCCAAGAATAGATGAGTTCTTTGGTGAACCTGGGCATAACTTTATCTATGATTTTATCTCTTATGATGATAAAGAGAGAGCCAAAAGTCTTTTATATAAATTTGATGACATTATAGACAATAATTTTACCGATAAATGTATGACATTTCATCAATTAGATGAACCTAATATTCCAAAAGTTTACTGTCATTGTTCCAACTCTCCAGAAGAACACCCTAGCCCTCTACAACATTATACATTTATGGAAAAGTATATAAAACCGTATTTCAACGAAATAGAATTGAATAAAGGAGAAAAAATGGATAAGTGTATACAAGACTGGCAGAGATTTGCAGAAATAAAACAAAGTTACCATGACAAAAAACATTTACAACCAAAGAGTTTTCCTATACAAATACGATTAGGATTAGGATTAGTTGAAAAAAAGTATAATAGTAAAGACGGTACTGTATATTTATTATAAATAAAAGTTTATATGAAAATAGGATTTATAGGAATAGGTAAGTTAGGAAAAGACGCTGCCGAAGTAATGGCAGAAAAACATGATGTTATAGGTTACGACGTAACAGAAGTATTCCCTGAGAACTTTGAAATGGTACCCTCAATAGAGGAAGTATGTAAAGATAGAGAACTAATCTTTATAGCAGTACCAACACCCCACGACCCTGCATATGACGGAAGATACCCAACCTCACATTTACCAAACAAAGACTTTGATTATAGTATAGTTAATAATGTATTAGATGAAGTTAATAAGTACGTAAATAAAGATCAACTTGTAGTACTAATATCAACTGTTCTTCCTGGAACTATAAGAAGAGAGTTTATAGATAGAATAAGTAACGGTAGATTCATATATAACCCATACTTAATTGCTATGGGGTCAGTAAAGTGGGATATGGTTAACCCTGAAATGATTATTATCGGTACCGAAGACGGTTCAACCACAGGAGACGCAAAATTATTATTAGAGTTCTACGAAACGTTTATTAAAGAAGGTACTCGATATGAAGTAGGCACTTGGGATGAAGCAGAAGGTATTAAAATATTTTACAATACATTTATCTCTACAAAAGTAGCTTTAGTTAATATGATTCAAGATGTTGCAGAAAAAAATGGCAATATGAATGTAGATGTTGTTACTGGAGCTTTAGAAAGATCAACACAACGTATATTAGGTAAAGCTTATATGAAAGCAGGTATGGGGGATGGTGGAGGATGTCATCCAAGAGATAATATTGCGTTAAGGTATATGGCTGAAGAATTAAATTTAGGTTATGATTTATTTGATGCAATAATGAAAGCAAGAGAAGTACAGGCGAAAAATTTAGCACTTAAACTGGTTATGGAATCACTTAAATCAGATCTACCTATAGTAATATTAGGTAAGGCATATAAACCAGATGTAGAATATGAAGATGGTTCTTCTTCTATACTTGTAGGACATTACTGTGAGCACGCATACGGAGATAGGTTTAAAGTTAAGTACGACCCGGTTGAACCAATTAAAGCCGTATACCTATTAGGGCATATGGGCAAACATCATGATTACGATTTTCTTGAAGGTTCAGTAATAATAGATCCATGGAGACAGTTTGATAATCCAAAAAATATTCATAACTTGAATATTGTACATTACGGAAATACAAGATGAGTGCAATAAAATTAACAGAACAAGAAATAAAAGCAATAGAAGATATTAGACTTCGTAAGAAAGCAATTAAAGATGAAATAGCCGATATAGGTCTATCAAAAATTAATCTTAAATTAAGACAAGAAAAATTAGAAGAGTTTTACTCTAAAACACTTAAAACAGAAACTGATATTGCAAAAATATTAGAAGAAAAATATGGAAAAGGATCCGTTGATATACAATCAGGGACATTTACTCCTTTAAGTTAATTTTTCACTAAACAACACTCTATTTATATATGTAGACGAACACCACAATACATAAAGCGGTTTCGTTTATTTACATATATTTATATAAGACAATATTATAAACTTTACCGAAAATGGCAGAAACAATAGTCTCACCAGGTGTATTTCAAAGAGAAAATGATATCTCTTTCATCGCCCCAGCACCTTTAGAAGCAGGAGCAGCAATTATAGGACCTACTGTAAAAGGACCAGTAGAAGTACCTACAACTGTTACCTCGTATAGCGAATACGTTAGAAAATTTGGGGACACTTTTGAAACAGGATCAGAAAAATCTGAATTCTTAACTTCATTAGCAGTTAAATCCTACTTCCAGCAAGGAGGTGACACTTGTTTAGTAACAAGAGTTGTAACAGGATCTTTTGCAGCAGCTACCGACACAGGTATTACAGCATCATCAGGATCAGCACCTTTTACTGTAGAAACATTAGGAAAAGGTACTATCATGAACAATTCAAGTTCAGAAAACAGCGATGGTTCTTTAATTAGTGGAAACTCAGATAATATAAGATATGAAATTTCAAATATTAGTAATGCTAAAGGAACATTTACACTTTCGGTAAGAAGAGGTGATGACAATGCAAAAAACAAAATAGTCCTTGAATCATTTAACAACCTATCATTAGATCCAAATGCAGATAACTATATAGAAAAAGTGATTGGTAACCAGACTACTTCAAAAGGTACAGACGGTTCATCAAAATATGTTTCTGTAACTGGAGATTATGTAAACAATTCAAACTACATTAGAGTAGCATCAGTACCAAGACAAACTCTTAACTATATCGGTAACGATGGATTGATTAGAGTGGCAGGAGCAACAGGTTCTCTACCAATAGCACAGTCTGGATCTTTCAGCGGAGGTACTGGAGCAAATGTAGTAGGAGAAGATAACTACTTCGGAAATATTAGTACTAGAACACAAGGTTTAACAGCAGGTTGTTACACAGATGCAATTGCAATCTTAGAAAACACAGATGCTTATTTATTTAATATAATTTCAGCACCAGGTTTAGTATACGATAAACACGTTACTCCACTTGATAGCATTATATCTTTAACTGAAACAAGAGGAGATTGTATTGCAGTAATAGATTTATACTCTTACGGAGCAACAATTTCTAACGTAACAGGTAAGGCAGATTTATTGAATAGCTCTTATGCAGCTTCATACTGGCCTTGGTTACAGACAGCATCAGCTACTGGTAAGAATGTATGGGCACCAGCATCAGTATTTATTCCAGGAGTATATGCATTCACAGATGGAGCAGCAGCACCATGGTTTGCACCAGCTGGTTTAACTAGAGGTGGTGTACCAGGAGTAATTCAAGCAGAAAGAAAGTTAACTAGAAGCGATAGAGATACTTTATATAATTCAAAAGTTAACCCAATTGCTACATTCCCAGGAACAGGTATTGCAATCTTTGGACAAAAGACATTACAGACTAAAGCATCAGCTTTAGATAGAGTAAACGTAAGAAGATTACTAATTGATCTTAAGAAGTTTATTGGAGATCAAGCTTCAACATTAGTATTCGAACAAAATACAATTACAACAAGAAACAAATTCTTATCAGCGGTTAACCCATACCTAGATTCAGTAACACAAAGACAAGGTCTTTACGCTTACAGAGTAGTAATGGATGACAGTAATAACACAGCGGATGTTATAGATAGAAACCAATTAGTAGGTCAGATCTATATCCAGCCAGCTAAGACAGCAGAATTTATAGTATTAGACTTCGTAGTAGAACCAACAGGAGCGACTTTCGGAGCATAATTAGAAACATAGATATTTATAATAAAGTAACATAACATGGCAGTATTAGATCCAAATGAAATAATGTTTAGAGCTTTCGAGCCGAAAGTTCAGAATAGATTTGTCCTTTACGTAGATGGAATTCCATCATTCTTAGTAAAGAACGTATCAGCACCAGAATTCACAGATGAGGTGATTAAATTAGACCACATCAACTCTTATAGAAAAATTAGAGGAAAAAGAGAATGGGCTGATATAACAATGACTTTATATGATCCAATCACACCTTCAGGTGCACAAGCAGTGATGGAGTGGGCAAGATTATCTTATGAGTCAGTAACAGGTAGAGCTGGATACTCAGATTTCTACAAAAAGGATCTAACATTAAACATATTAGGACCAGTTGGTGATATCGTTGGAGAATGGGTCATCAAAGGAGGATTCGTAACTACAGCAGATTTCGGAGACTATGATTGGTCTAATAGTGAAGTAGTCGATGTATCGTTAACTGTAGCGATGGACTACTGTATCTTAAATTACTAACCGCTACCCTACATACTTTATTAAGAACCCGACAATTAGTCGGGTTTTTTGTTGTTTTAAAAAAATTTTATTCGTATATTTATTATAAGACAAGTTATACTTAAACGTTATTTATGAGCAAAACATTTAATTTACCAACAGAAACCGTAGTATTACCATCAAAAGGATTGTTATATCCAGAAGATTCTCCATTAGCTAAAGGGGAATTAGAGATGAAATACATGACAGCCAAAGAAGAAGATATACTTACCAACCAAAATTACATTACAAACGGTACAGTTATTGATAAACTTTTACAATCTCTCATTCTAACAAAGGATGTTGATTATGATAGTTTACTTGTAGGAGATAAGAATGCTATGATGATAGCAGCAAGGATACTTGCTTACGGTAAAGACTATAAGGTTAACTACGGGGGTAAGGAATATAAAGTAGACTTAAGTTTATTAGAGGAAAAAGAAATTAATCTAGATTTATATAAAGATAGGAAAAACGAATTTAAATTTACTCTACCAAAAAGTAAACTAGATGTGACTTTTAAAATTCTTACACATGCTGATGAAAAGGCAATAGATGCTGAACTGCAAGGTTTAGCTAAAATAGATACAGAAGCTTCACCTGAGGTTACCACTAGATTAAAACATGTAATAACATCTGTAGACGGATCAGATCTTGATACAGATATAAGAAATTTTGTTGATAATTATTTATTAGCAGAAGATGCAAGGGCATTAAGGAATGAAATACTTAAAATATCACCAGATATTAATATGGTATTTAAACCTGAATTTGGCCCGGAGGAAGGAGTGGATATACCCCTGGGGGTAGGCTTTTTTTGGCCTAAGCTCTGATTATAGAAATATAGTATTTTCTCAAATACACCAAATAGTTTTCCACGGTAATGGAGGATATACATGGAATGATGTATATAATATGCCGATATGGTTAAGAAAATTTACTTTCCAGGAATTAAAAGACCATTACGATAAGAGAAATGAAGAACAGGAAAAAGCTATGAAAAAAGCTAAAGGTTTACAAAAAGCCAAAATACACAAACCAGATATTAAGCCTAACTACAGTACAAAGACTTCTAAATAATAGAGGTCTTTC